CAACATGGACAGCAGTCAAACAGGAGATCGATCACGCTTGGGGCTATCGGCCAGTGGTTAAGCCAGCGGGTTTTCAGTCCGCTTACCCCGGTTCAAATCCGGGTAGCCCTAGTAGCTTAGTTTCTAGGAGGTTATATGGACAAGAACAAGATTCTGCTTATCGTGGGTGTCGTCTGCATCGTGCTTGGCACCGTCGCTCTGACCATCGGGGGTATTGCTTCCGGTTCGGTCGTAGCTATCGTGGAGGCTGTAGCCGTAGTGGTTGGCCTCGTCATCGGTATCTTCGGATTCAGTAGGATGCAAACGAATGTGGTAATCAAAGGTATAGATTATTACAAGGAGGCAGAAAACATTGGTTATGCGGCGGTGATTGAGACCATAGATGGTCTGTATTGGGTTGGTACTGATGGAAAGATCACCAAGCCTAGTATGGCACACGTTGATGCATCGGCTGTAGAGTAGGATTATTAGCCCACACTTGGGAGCAGGTGTGGGCACTTTGTGAGTATAGCGCAGTAGGTAGCGAGGCTCGACGATGATGAGAAGGGTATCGACGAAATCGATACCCTTGGTGGTAGGCAGAAAATGACCATTATAAATGAGTCTGGACTGTATGCTGTGGTGTTGCGTTCAGACAAATCGGAAGCGAGACGCCTTCGTAAATGGGTGACCTCCGAAATTATACCTTCTATCCGAAAACATGGTGCTTATGCTACTGAGCAAACTATTGACAAAATACTTAATGATCCTGATTTTGGTATTCAACTACTCACTGCGCTGAAAGAAGAGCGTATTGCTCGTGTTGAGGCAGAGCGTCGTAATGCCGTTCTGATGCACGTATCCAAGACATATACTGCTACGGAGATGGCTAAGGAAATGGGAATGCGATCTGCCCAAGAGTTGAATAAGTTCCTATCAGATAAGCATATTCAGTTCTTCCAGAATGGCACTTGGGTACCTTACGCCGATTATGCTAGTCTAGGGTATTTTGAGATAAAGCAGGAAGTTCTTGATAATGGCAAAGTGATATACCATCGTCGTATAACTCAAGATGGTAGAGCATTCATTTTGGGGCTTAGATAGTCTATTGAGGGAATAATATGGAAGGATCAAAAGGTAAGAATTTTAGTGGAAATAATCTGGGACAGAGGAAGAAGAGTGATTATTACCAGACACCTTATTCCCTGACGTGGCAGTTGCTTGAAAATGAAGTGTTTGATACTTGGCGATCAGCGCTAGAGCCGTGTTGTGGTGAGGGCGCTATAGTAGATCAGCTATGCAAATTTCGTGTAGTCAGGGCGTATGATCTACAGTTTGACCACACTGATTTTTTTAACGAAGATTCTCAATATGATTATATTATAACCAATCCTCCATTTTCATTAGCCAAGGAATTTATCCTGAAGGCAAAACAGGTAGCACGGTATAAAATCGCCATGCTTCTGCCATTGTCTTATCTACATGGAGAGGGTCGGTATAATGAAATATATCAGGATGTAGAATTTCCTTTGAAACGTGTATATGTGTTCACACGATACCCCATGCTTGGTGATCCACTACGGCCTGATGGCAAGTATCGCACGGGAATGATGGTGTACTGCTGGTATATATGGGAAAAGGGATATGCTGGGGAACCAGAAATAAAGTGGATATCCAATCAGAAGTATGTACTTAGTAAAAAGGATACAGAGTAGGTAGTACCCGTCCGCATTGGGCGGGTTTTTTGTCGGCATCTTAGCATATAGCTATAATATAGGAGTGTCTATGGAGTTCAGGTTAAGTGATTCGTTTTTGGAGCAGTATAAGACTGCTACGCCAGATTGGGGGCCGCTAGGTGAGTTTGTATACTTGCGTACATATTCGAGGAAGGTAGACGGTGAAAACAGGAACGAACAATGGTGGGAGACTGTACGAAGGGTTGTAGAAGGCGTATTCTCGGTTCAGAAAACTCATTGCCATAATCTAAATCTGCCGTGGAAAAATGACAAGGCACAAAAATCCGCACAGTTAATGTTCCGAAAGATATTTGAATTTAAGTTTCTTCCTTCGGGCCGGAACCTGTGGATGATGGGCACCGATTTTGTTAAGGAAAAAGGTGGCACCGCTCTATTGAATTGTTCTTTTGTATCAACTGAAGACATAAAAGAACAAGGCGCTAATATATTTTCGTCTATGATGGACTTGCTCATGCTTGGTGTTGGTGCTGGATTTGATACGAAGGGAGCTGATAAGCTCCTCATTAAGTCGCCTAAGTCTGATGGTGTCTTCGTAATTCCCGATGATAGGGAGGGTTGGGTAGAGAGTGTAAGGATACTACTTGATACTTTCTTTAATGGAAAGAGTCTCCCTACGTTTGATTATTCTCTGATCCGACCAGCGGGTGCACCTATTCGTGGATTTGGTGGAACTGCCTCTGGGCCGGGGCCACTTATTCAGCTTCATAAAAGTCTTGAGAAGTTGCTTACTGGGCGCGTTGGACAAATGTTATCTTCTGTAGATATTGTGGACATTGAAAACTTCATTTCTGTATGTGTTATTGCAGGAAATGTACGAAGGTCGGCGGCCATCGCTATAGGTGAGGCGTCTGATTATAATTATGTAACTATGAAGGACTATAAGCTCCATCCTGTAGAAGTGGGGGAACGAAGATGGGGTTCTAATAATAGTGTCTTTGCTGAAGTGGGTAAAACTGACTACAAGGCGCTGGTTGATTCAATAGCGCTGAATGGGGAGCCGGGTATTGTGTGGCTCAATAATATGCAGAAGTACAGCAGGACTATTGATCCGCCTGATAATAAGGATTATGATGCTAAGGGAACAAATGCTTGTCAGCCATCATGGGCCAAGGTGCTTACCCCAGAAGGAATTCGTACACTAGCTGAAGTAGATGTTGGTGGTCGAATATGGTCGAAAGATGGTTGGACAACGGTAGTACATAAGCAGTCAACTGGTGTTAATCCTGTATATAAATACCAGACAACTGCTGGTGTTTTCTATGGCACAAGCGATCATCGTGTTATATCCGACGGTAAGAAGGTAGAAGTTGGCTGTGCTGAAACTATAGAACAACTAGCTGGCCCTGTGACCTCTATAGGTTCTCTCGATGTACAAGATATAATGGATGGGTTGGTATTAGGAGACGGCAGTGTACATAAGGCATCAGGTAATCTAGTGATTCTGCATATTGGGCATAAGGATACTGATTACTTCGATTCGGATATCGCCAATTTGATTAAGCGTCATCGTCCGGGAATTAACGACACAGCTTATGAAATAGTAACAATGATTACCGCCGATGAGTTACCTAAGACATATGACAGAATAATCCCCCATAGGTATATGGCATCGTATACCAAGATGGCCGGATTCCTTCGAGGATTGTATAGTGCTAATGGTTCTATCGCTGGCAATCGTGTTACGCTGAAAGCCACATCCAAAAATGTGATTGAAGGTGTACAGGCAATGCTGAGTGCTCTGGGGATTCGCAGTTATTACACCACCAATAAGTCTCGTGAGAATACGTTCTCCAATGGTGTGTACATTATGCGAGAGAGCTATGATCTCAACGTCACACATGATCGAAAGCGTTTCATGGATATTATCGGGTTTATTCAGAAATATAAGACACCTGAAATTACTGAGACACATAAGCCCGCTAAGTTAGATTATGATATTGTAGGAGTAGCGCTAGTTAGCGAAGAGGAGACGTTTGACATCACTGTAGATAATGATAGCCATACTTATTGGACAAATGGGTGTAATGTGTCAAACTGCGGAGAGATTTCATTGCAGAGTAAAGAATTTTGTAATTTAGTAGAGACCTTCCCTTCTAGGCATGATTCGTATGAAGAATATGAGGAAACTCTAAAAATGGCGTACCTTTATGGTAAATCTGTGACTCTGATTCCTACACATCTTCCTGATTGGAATGCTGTGATGCTGAAGAACAGGCGTATTGGTGTTTCAATGTCGGGGATCATCGATGCGTTTGGAAAGCATGGGCGGCGAGAACTGTTATCGTGGTGTGATAAAGGATATGGGTATATTCAGAAGCTCGATGCCATTTATTCAGATTGGCTGTGTATACCCCGATCTCGCAAGACTACAACAGTCAAGCCCTCCGGTAGTGTGAGTCTTCTTCCCGGTGTCTCTCCGGGAATACATTATCCTCATGCGGAATACTATATCCGTAGAGTACGAGTAGCTAAGACAAATGGAATTGTGCTGGTGATGAAGATTGCAGGATATACTATTGAAGAGGATGTAGTTGATCCTAGTACAGTTATTATTGAGTTCCCTGTGCATGAAGAATACTTCCTGAAGAGTAAGGAAGACGCCACCATCTGGGAGCAGTGTAAGAATGTGGTTGATTTGCAGAGGCATTGGGCTGATAACAATGTCTCTGTAACGGTAACATTCAATGCAGAAGAAAGGGGGGACATTGTATCTGTACTAGAAGCATACGAGGATTCATTGAAGACCATCTCCTTCCTGCCTCTTAGTGAACATGGTTATGCACAAGCGCCATACGAAGAAATAAGCAAAGAGCAGTATGAAGAGATGACTAAGAATCTGTCTAAGCCTGATTTCAGTTCAATTACATCTACCCCGATAGGTAGTAAGTTCTGCGATGGGGATTCGTGCGAATTGCGATAAAACCCCTTGACTTTTTTCTAAAAAGGTAGTACACTCTCTCTTGTTGAGGTGAACGAACGGAGAGAGGAGATGGTCGGGGGAAACGATCATCCGAGATAGCCCCGTTGCCGGAAAACGTAACCGGCTTATTTTTTAGAGACTTAGCAATCTTTTTATAGGGGGTATATATGAGGAAGGTGATCGGCTGGACTGGTATTATTCTAATATTTTTAGCAGTAATTGTCGGTGTGCCCTGTACTCTATGGGGCATTAGCTGGACGAGTGTGCTTATTGGCATTTGTACCGTTGTTGGGACGGCTGTATTCATGGGAGTTATTCGGTTTTTCATTTATCTGATTGAGTAAGGAGGAATTTATGGAGTTCAATGGGTTCAAGCAGAAGTTACAGGAGCATATCACGGAAATGCTCACCGGAACGGACATGCTCTTCACCGTGGATGTAGACAAGAATGCGCTTTGGGAGACCTACCTTAGTAGCTTCCCCGAGGACACCAATCCCATGTTCAGGAAGCGGACGGAGCATGATTGTTCCGCTTGTAGGCACTTCATCAAGGCGTTCGGCAACGTCGTCACGATCAAGAATAACATAGTCACTTCGATATGGGACTTCAAGGTCAACGCAGATTATCAGCCGGTCGTGGATGCTCTTTCTGCCTTCGTGAAGTCGAAGCCTGTCACTGACATATTCGTTACCAAAGAGACGAATATGGGCATCGACAAGAACCACGAGCAGTCCAAGGAGACTGGTGAGATTCTGACGTGGGAGCACCTGTACTACAGGCTTCCTTCCAAGTTCCTCACGGTGCTTCCGTATGGTGAGACGCTGGACGGCGTTAAGGGTAAGCTCCGTGATGTGAGGAATGTTTTCAAGCGTTCCCTTACTGAGATATCCGAGGATTCTGTTAAGACGGTTCTTGAGCTTATCGCTCAGGGTTCGCTGTACAAGGGTGAAGAGTGGGAGGCTGTTCTCAAGCAGTTCCTCAAGCACCACAAGGCGTATAGCAAGCTCTCTACTGACCTTCGTGAGCTGTATGCGTGGGAGCAGAGTGTTCTCGTCGGCCCGGTCATAGGGAAGATCAAGAATCATTCCATCGGTACGTTCCTTACGGATATCACCGAGGGTACTGAACTGGACGAGGCGGTTCGTAAGTATGAGGCCATGGTAGCCCCGAGCAATTATAAGCGCCCCAAGGCTATCTTCACGAAGAAGATGCTTGAGGATGCCAAGAAGAAGCTCGAAGCGCTTGGCTACATGGAGTCGCTAGGACGTAGGAGCGCTACACTTGACGATATCACGGTGAACAATACCCTGTTCGTCAATAGGGACGCCGCGAAGCGTGTTGGTGGTTCTGTATTCGATACGATGGCTGGGTCAGTCGCTGTGAATCCTAAGAAGTTCGATAGGGTGGAAGAGATCAGTATTGATGACTTCGTGGGAAGGGTTCTGCCCACGGCGACGAAGGTTGAGGCACTATTTGAGAACCGGCACGTTGCCAATTTGGTATCCCTGATTGCTCCGAAGAATATGGATGCACAGACATTGTTCAAGTGGAACAATGGTTTCTCGTGGGCCTATTCCGGTAATATCACGGACTCCATGAAGGAGCGGGTGAAGGCGGCTGGCGGCAAGGTAGACGGCGTACTTAGGTTCTCCATTCAGTGGAATGATCGCGAGGATCATAACCAGAACGACTTCGATGCCCACTGTGATGGGCCTAGCGGACACATCTACTTTGCGCGTGATAGAGATGCTTCTGGGGGTAATTTGGATGTGGACATACGTTTTCCACAAGAGCGTGCACCAGCTGTAGAGAATATTACGTGGCCTGTACTTTCGAGGATGGCTGAAGGCCCGTATAAGTTCTATGTGCATAACTACGCCCATCGCGGGGGCCGTTCTGGTTTCTCTGCGGAGGTAGAGTTTGATGGTCAGATTTTCTCATTCGCCTATGATCGTGAAGTGCGGCAGGATGAGGATATTCAGGTAGCCACAGTTCAGTATAGCCGTAGGGATGGGTTTAAGCTCATAGAGAGCCTTCCATCGTCTACGTCTTCTCGTAAGGCGTGGGGACTCGACACGAACCAGTTCCTTCCGGTATCTATCGTCATGCACTCCCCGAACTATTGGGATAAGCAGGATGGTATTGGGAATAGGCATTACTTCTTTATGCTCAAGGATTGTATAAATCCCGAGAGTCCTAACGGATTCTTCAATGAGTATCTGAAGGAAGACCTGTTGGAGCATAAGCGTGTGTTCGAGGCGCTTGGTGCCGAGATGCGTGTCGAGGAGACGCAGGATCAGTTATCCGGTATAGGGTTCTCTTCTACGAAGAGGAATTCGCTCATCGTTAAGGTAGAGGGGCAGACTAGCCGCACTCTAAAGATAAACTTTTGAAGGAGGATCGCATGGATTTTGAGAAGGCTACGCGCATGAAGTTTCGTTACCCTTATATGGGTAATCTTACCACGGAAGACCTTTGGGACTTGACTGTTGAGGAGCTTGATAGTATCTTTAAGAATCTCAACAAGCAGGTGAAGTCAGCGCAGGAGGAGACTCTGCTTGGTGGGCGCAAGACGAAGGCTGAGAACGTCGTTGACATGCAGATCGAGATTGTCAAGCGCATTGTCGAGGTCAAGCTGGCTGAGGCCGACGAGAGGAAGACGCTGAAGGAGAAGTCCGAGCGCAAGCAGAGGCTTTTGTCCATACTGGCGTCGAAGCAGGAAGCCGAACTTCAGGGTAAGTCCACCGAGGACATCCAGAAGATGATCGACGAGCTTTAAGGGTCAAGCGCGATTCCCCGAGTGTGAGCAGGGGTATATCGGGTCATAGCCAAGCTGGTAAGGCATCTGCCCTTGGAGCAGACACGCGAAGGTTCAATCCCTTCTGACCTGATTTCTTTATTGCCATCGTAGCTCTAATTGGCAGAGCAGGGGGAGTTGTAATCCTCGTGTTGGCGGTTCGAGTCCGTCCGATGGCTAGATGGGCAGTAAGCCCAAAACAATCTATTGGTGGAGGTTTTATGGACAACCAGAATGTGGTGTTTCTTGAGGGTACTATCGTCTACACCCCGGAAATGGTGGAGAAGGATGGTAAGAAAGCAGTCAATTTCGTCGTAGAGAACCTTCGGACGAATCAGAATGGGCAGTCGCGGTTCAAGTATAACTGCGTGGCGTGGGGGGCGATAGCGGATAGGTATATCGATAGGCTGAAGGAAGGCACGTTCGTCAGGATCACAGGGCATCTTCAGGATAATGTACTGGAACTGCCAGAGGACAAGATTTTCCACTATAGCAAGACGTGTGCTAATTACATAGAGTTCGAGTAAAAAAGATGGTACTGCCCTTGACATTTATAGGATGGGGCAGTATATTATTAGTATCACTTTTGTAGGGGGAAATTATGAAGAGGAGTTTGGTGGATGTATTAGGTAGGATACTGTGGGCATTTGTAGTTGCTGGATCAGCGGGTATAGAAGTGTTTCAGCAGGATAATCCTGCTATTAGGGGTGCATTCATCATGGGTGCAGTTATATTTACTGGAACACTCCTTATGATGAAAGCCAACGACATTTTGCGATGTATTCAGGGCAGGGGATAAGGTATAGGGGCATGGTTCGTAGGGCTGTGCCCCTGTTCATTAAGGAGACCGTGTGTTTGATCTGATTTCATTCTGTAAGAACTACGGCATCCACTACGCCACTAAGGGCAAGAACATAGGCCCCGGCTGGTTGGGGCTTAATTGCCCCTTTCATCACGATACCGCTTTCCATATGGGCTTCAATGCTTCTGGCTCCTACTTCTATTGTTGGAAGTGTGGGGGCCATTCGGTTCAGAATGTTATTAAGGAATTTCTCAAGTGTTCTTCCTATGAGGCACAGACGATAGAGGATGAATACGGAACGAGGGGCACACTTCTCGATACTATCAACCGGAAGACCCCACAGGCTACGTCCCTAATCCTTCCCGGTGAACCTTTAACGGGTATCTATCGGAAGTACCTTCGTAAGCGTGGCCTTGATCCTGATGAGATCGTAGAGAAGTATAGAGTACAAGCCGGGGGCATCGTCGGGGATTGGAAGTTCCGGCTTATGATTCCAGTGTATCAGAATAATGTATTGGTGACATATCAAGGCCGGGATATCACGGGGAATTCCGATCTACGCTATAAAACCTTATCGGTAGAGCAAAGCGTCATCAACCCGAAGCATTGTCTGTACAATCTGGATAAGGTGCCAAGTAGAGAGAAGATCGGGGTGTGCGAAGGCGTAGTGGATGTATGGAAGCTCGGTGATGGCTATGTGGCCACACTAGGGACTTCGACAACGGAAGAGCAAGTTAGGAAATTGTCTATATATAAGAATGTCTATATAGTGTTTGATCCAGAGATAGAGGCACAGAAGCGGGCTAAGAAACTAGGGGAACGAGTAGCGGTGATGGGTGTGAACGTGGAGCTTGTGGATACGGGGCTAGACCACGACCCCGGAGATATGACACCGAAAGAGGTTGAGAACTTTCGGGAAGAGCTTGGATTTTAGGGGGCAAAATAATGCAGTGCGATAGATGTGATACTTTCGGGGGCAAGAAAACTTATGACAATCAAGTTTGTATACCGCTTAATGGAAAAGTGGTTAGTATCGACTGGTGTATTCATCAGATAGTCGCGGCGCTTAATGCTGGTGGTGTAGAGACTGTAGGCTCATGTTGTGGGCATCAGAAGATACCGGGAAGAATTGATCTAGCTGATGGGCGCATACTTATTGTGGGGAATAAAGAACTGCTTGATGAACTTATGGAGGGATATGACCATGAATACGCCGATTTGTAAGTGTGGAAGCTATGCTATAAATGATGATCCCAATAATATATTATGTGATAGATGCTGGCGAGACGCTAAACTTGTGACTCTTATGGTTCAGCAAGATGAATTGATTAGAGTACTGACACGCGCCGGGAATATCTTATGTGGATTAGGGCATGACATACGCTGGATAGATAATGCTCTCGCAGAAGCCAAAAAGGGGGAATAATAAGATGGATAATACATGGATTAGTGTAGATGATCTCTTGCCTGAGATGGAGGATGCCGAGAGGGGGACATCTCGACTTGTTCTTATCCGAGATCATTTTGATGCTATAGAATCTGCGTGGTATCAATATGCATGTGCATATCAGCAAGACCTGGAGGATGCATCAGTGGGGTATAAGGTAGGATGGCACGCTAGTCCTGCCTTTTCTGGTGATGCTCCACTTATAGGTATTACTCATTGGATTGATATAAATGTTCTTCCGAAAATACCGGAGGTACATTGAGGACAATAGACTATGACGGAACCAAACTGATAATAAAGTTTTACGTGCCTACCTATGAATTCCAGAAAACGGTTGATCTTGTAAAAACGTGTGAAGGTAGAAGTTTTGATCCGGCCAAGAAGCGATGGACAGCCTTCCCTACGCAGGAGAATATAAGCCTTCTCGTAGCGAACAACTTCATCGCCTCTCCCAAGGTTAAAGCCTTATGGAAAGACGCACCTGTTTTCGTGGATGAGATAATCCCTTTAGCTGATATCGATACCTCCAAACTCGACAAACGCCTCTTCCCCTACCAGTTTGATGGGGTGAGGTGGCTTGAGGCACATAAAGGTAGTGGGGTCATTGGCCTCCCCGTAGGCTTAGGTAAGTCAAATATAGCCGCGTCGTATGGTAGGCTACACCCAGAAGATCGCCCCATTCTTATTGTCTGCCCTGCTTGCGTTAAATACAACTGGCAGAGGGAAGTTAAAATATGGGCGGGTGAAGAAGCTATGGTATTGTCTGGTAAAACCGTCTATCGGCTCAATACGCATTATAAGTGGGTGATTATCAACTATGATATCTTAAAGGAATGGGCGGATACCCTCGTAGAAGCGAAGTTCAAGTATCTTATCGGGGATGAATCCGCCTATGTCAATAACCCAAGCACGTATAGGACGAAGGCGTTTATACGTTTAGCCCGCGTCATTCCGAAGCGGGTTCTTTTGTCAGCGACACCGATACGAAATAGGCCATCGGAATTCTTTACCGCATTGAACCTTGTGGATAGGAAATTATTTCCCAATAGGAAAAAGTATCTTGATCGATACTGCGAGCCGAAGTTCAATGGCTATAGCTGGACGTACAAGGGCTTGACAAACGAGGAAGAGTTGTTCCATAATGTCCAGAAGGTGATGTTCCGTAGACGCAAGGAGGATGTGCTTTCTGACCTACCGGATAAACGGAAGATAATAGTGCCATTCGCCCTTGACTCTGCTTCACAAAAGAAGTACGATAAGGCAAGTACCTCATTCAAGAACTGGGTGCAGACACTTGAGGCTACGAAGGCATTATCGAAGAAGGCCCATATTGAGACGCTTCGCCAGCTTGCCTATGTTGGTAAACGGGATGAGGTAATTGAATGGATTGGGAATTTCCTAGAGAGCGGCGAGAAGCTGGTGGTCTTTGCCTATCATACGGAAGCCATAGACGATCTAGCCAATGCGTTCGGCAAGGAAGCCGTGGTAGTGGACGGAAGGACGAGTAGCAAGCAGAAGCAGAGCAATATCGATGCGTTCCAGAATGACCGCAGGGTAAAGCTCTTCATAGGGCAGACTACCGCCGCTGGTGTAGGCATAACCCTCACTGCCGCTAGTAGTATGGCTGTAGTGGAATTTCCGTGGACACCGGGGGACTTGGAGCAGATGTTCGGACGCATTGACCGTATTGGGCAAGAAGCGAAAATGCTCTCCTACTACTTCCTTGTCGGTGCCGGGACGGTGGATGAGGACACAGCACTCCTGCTGGATGAGAAGAGCAAGATGCTTGACAAGACGCTGGATGGTCATGTGACTGGTGATATTTTCGGCATGAGCATAGAAGATATGCTGTGCAATCTGTATAAGAAGGAGAAGTGATATGAATATCAGTGATAGGCTCACCTTGTGGCAGAAGAAATATCTAAGCAGGATAAAGACACTACCCGAAGAAACACAGTTAATTTACATTATAGCTATGGATGCCACGTATGCTTTGGCAGTGCAAGATGCTAAAAGGGAAGAAGCTATAAATACCTTCCGTATGGATGAACTCGATGCTGTCATGTGTTCGGTGGACAAATGGCTTCCTGATAATTATCCTGAAGGGGTCAATCCTGCTACACGCGCCGCTGATGCTCGACAGATCGCACTCAAGGCCATAGAGTCCGGTAGTTCAGAGGCTTTCGGCAAAGCTATAGTCGAAGAACTGCGCATGAATTGGGCATGTGACACAGATACTGCTTTGATGATTCTCAATGGGGCAGAGCGAAAGATGAAGGAATCCGGGAAATGACAGTTAGGTGTGATTCTTGTGGGCAGTTTATGGATTCTCGGGCTAAGGGTTCTTCATGGGTATTTGTACCTGATTCTGATGTATCCTATGAAGAGTTAGGGTTTAGGTGCCCTAGTTGTACAGTTAAATATGGAGCACTACAGCCTGAGCAGTCTGTGGTTGTTGAGTTGTGTTCTGGAGTAATGTGAGGAGGATAAGATGGAAATAAACGAAACGATTGCTACTAGGATTATCGATAGGGTGCATAAGCGTGTACCAATTGATGCTTTGCAGGGTTTAGGTATTCTTAATTTTTATGTTGGAGGCAATTCACTTAATAAGTCTCCTCCAAATGATATTGATATATACCCTACAGGAAAGCTATCTTTGGGAAAATCGTCTTTTGAACGTTTGGATTTCGATAACATTCCTGTTTTATCCACCACTACAAATGCCACTACAATAAGACTTGGGGGCACCATAGTACAGCTATGTAATTATCTTCATCCTTCTCTCAAAGAACTTGTGGATTCATTCGACTATGCCCATATACAGATTGGAGTAGAGATCGATAATGGACAGGTAACGTCGGTCTACTATAGCGACAACTGGATGAACGCCCACATGCTAGAGGATACGTGGTTCTGTGGCTCAGAGTATCCCTTGAGTTCCCTTATACGGAGCTACAAGTATAAAGATCGGGGAAACTTCGCGGGGAATTCGCACATCTATTCTGTACTGAATATCGTTGGGGCTATCGTTGAGCGAGGCTTTACTTCCTATGAAGACTTCAAGGATCAGCTCGATGCGGTGGACTTGGGATTGGTGCCGGAGGATTTTGGGGAAGTTGAACGATCTCAGTTACAGAAATTGTACTCTGTTCTATCAAAGGAGCCGAAACGGGGGGATGCGTGACGCGAACAAAACTTGACTTATCTCCTGAACGACAGTTAATAACGCATCTGATTACATCAAAGCAATTCGCTAAAGAAGTATTACCCCTCCTGAAGCCACAAGCGCTCAAGACTCGCTACGCGCAAGTGGTGTCAGAGTGGGTACAAGAATATGTAGATCGATTTGATGACGTTCCGGGAGCGGCTATACAAGATATATACATTGAACGCCGAAAGGCTTTACGTGATGAGGAGGAGCAGGAGTCAGTAGCAGAATTTCTACAGAACCTTTCCAATGATGCGAACTACGATGCCAATATCGACTTCTATATCGATCAGGCTATCAACTACCTCAAGACCCGTTCGCTTGAGCTTACCGTAGAGGAGCTGAATGCTTCCATTGCTTCTGGCGATCCTGCTTCTGGTGAAAGTGCTATAGCGAACTATAAGCGGGTGGGCAAGCCGGAAGGTGATGGCTATTCCATTCTCCATCGTCCGGGTGATATCATATCA